CCGCGACAACTTCAGGCAGGCTGGCGCGGTGCAGCACACTGAAGGCGCAAAGGTGATTACCCAGAGACAGCACGGCATCGGCTGGATTTTCGAGCTGGAAGCAATAACCGTAGTTTTCGCGCCATTTGCCAGCGTCATGGTCGAAATATTTCCCCACCAGGAACCATTTACCCAGCCGGTACTGCATTTCGTATGAGTAGCCGTTACCTACAGGACACTCCACTTCATCAACCGTGAACCAGTCGAGTGAATAGCGGAAACGCTGGATTTTCACTTTCTGCGGCGATTTCTCTTTCATACTGCCTCCCGGCGCGGCTGGTTGTCGTTTGCCGCGAAAGCAGCAGGCACCAGCTCGATGTCGTTGTGTGGATTCTGGTTGCCCCAATGGTGCCAGCCTTCAGCATCACCACGGCTGAAAAGCTCGATGCGCTTCACGTCGCCGTACAGCAGCTCCAGCCGGTGGCGGGCTTCCCAGGGTTTGGCGCTGTGCTCGCCCAGTGGGCTGTAAATCACCTGTTTGATGGAGGCATTCACGCGCTCCAGACCGGCACCGCGCACGGCGATCAGACAATCTTCCGTGTTGGCGCGGGTGTAGTTGCCGCCGTTCATGCGCGTCTGGGTGTTCAGCAGCGCCAGCAGGTCATAGAAATCCTCTACCTCACCCTCACGCAGCGCTTTGTTGATGTGCTGTTCCGCCAGCTGGTTGAGTTTCACCCAGGTAAAGCCCTTCATGGTGCGCACGTCAAAGCCCCAGGCCTCAGCCAGAGCGATCGACTCTTCAGCGTGTGTGCCGGTGTACCACATAGCCAGAACGGCATCGGGTGCAGCCAGCTCCCAGACCGGCAGGCGCTTCAGGTCTGCCATGTTCATGGTGCCGTAGTGATTACCGGCAGCGCCATTGCTGGCGGTGTTGCCGTATGACCAGGACGGATCGGCGTAAATCAGTTGATAGCCCATCAGTTATCCCCCTTAATCATGCCGCATTCTTTCAGCCGCTCAGTGATGTGCAGCTGGCCCTTGCCGGTGATGTGAGTGGTGAAGTTGATGCGGATCTCGCCGTTGGCGTCGTATGGCCGTTCGGTCAGGTCGAAATATCCGCGCTCAACATACTTCTGATATGGCGTGTTGTAGCGGGTGCCAGCGGTGGAAATCAGATAGCCGTTCGCGCGCAGCCAGGTGAACAGCTTATTCTGACCGATGCCCACAGCTTTACCGAACTGGCCGATGAGGATGCCGGATGAAGCGCCCACGCGCTCGGCAAAATCCACCTTCGGTGCGTCAGCGGCAATCTGGGCTGTCAGCAGCTGTTTCTGCTCTTCTAGGTCAGCAGCCAGGCGCAGCGCTTCAGCGAATGAGTTTGGCAGCGCAGGGGCGGCAGCGGCCTGCATTTCTTCCAGCTTGCCCACCAGCGACCGGCGAACAGCTTTCGACTCGCGAGCGGCAACGCGAAGAGCCTGATTCATGGTGAGTGTGATAATTTCGATGTCAGCGCCGTTTTTCTGACCTACGAAAATTTCGTAGGTCTCACCTTCCAGCTCATCTTTGATGCGGGCAACGAAGTCGTTATTGCGGACAGCCTTTTCACCGCAAAGGGATCGGGCTTCGTTCACCATCCCCAGCAACTGCTGCGAAGTGATGGATTTTCCTGTACTGCCTGATACAATCAAATTGTTCATGGCTGAACCTTATGTGAAGTAGAAAGATGCCACTGGTTGACCCCGGTGGCTTTTTTTATGAGCGCATGAGCGCCGTGAATTTCTGTAGAGCCTGTTCGCGTGCCACTTCTCGCTTGGATTCAAGTTCCTCCTTAGGTTTCCTGCCCTTTCGCTGACTTTCTGGGATATCGTAAGCCACGCCAGGGCGATTCATTGTCCTGCCGGTCGATACCTCGTAATAACTTTGGGATTTTTCTCTTACCAAAAGGCCGTCATTGACCATTCTCTCAAGAGTTCTCCGCGTGGCCCGAAGATCACGCCCAGTAATATGTGCAATTTCCGCAGCATCCAGCGGATAGGAACCTGCTTGGCTGAAAACGAAATCTTGCATTTCCGGCTGGAATAGCTGGATAATCCGCAGCTTTTTCTCGGTTATTCTCATACACCCTCCTCGTTTATTTACTTCATTATAGGCCCACGCCCGTTTAGGTCAATTTATTTTGATTGCTTTAATCGCAGAGTGTTTGCGAAATCGCAACATGCGGCGTGTGGTTTTTATGAAGAGATAGCGCCGATTTTTGTTCGGCGCTTCGGCGGCTGTTAGGAGCGTCCACATCTGGATCCATTGGGGATAGGGTGTAACGGAACGTGACACCCCTGCTACTGACTGGTTTCAGAGGTACGTCAGGCGACAAATGAGGAACCGGAAAATAATTCCGGTGGAATAATCGTCAGCAACCTCAATTGGCAGATCTGGTTTAGATGAGTGAAGGGTGTCGTGTTTCGCTACACCCTTAAACGTTTTCGTAATCGCAACACTCAGGGCCGCGAATAATCCTCAATCCGCCAGCCGCCCCCCTCCTTTTCGGGCAGCTTGATGCATTTGAAGAACCGGAACCAGGGCAGCGTTTCCGCCACCAGCTTGATCTTCAGTTGCCCTTTCTCGCTGGTGAAACCGCCCTTTGTTTCGTGGATGGCAAGAGAGCAATCAGCGTGCATTACCAGGAAATCGACCTCGTAAAACGTCCTGTCAGCCAGCCTGATATTCATCGGGTGAAACTTCCAGTCCAGGATCTCCCCGGCGTGCTTCATCAGCTCCAGGCGCTGCGCATAGGCCGCTTCCGTTTTGTTCATGGTGCCTTTCGGCATCCGGCCCAGCGCCTGCCAGGCTTTCACGCCGGTAGGCTTCGCGGCTTTCGTTGCGGGCTTCCCTGCCCGCTTCGCCTGGAGTTTCTTGAAATCTTCCTCAGTCCAGGCCATGCATCATACCCCTTCCGGGCGCTTCTCAACGACGGCAAAGCCTTTCGCTGAGTGGTACTTGTGCAGGGTGATGCCGCCGGGCTTATAGTCAAAATAGACGTAGTTCACGCGGTCAACGCGCTGATCCCAGTACCGGATGCGCCAGCCCTTACCGTCTTCCCAGTCGCTGGTGGTGGTGAACGATTCAGCTGGTTTTTCTTTGTTCAGCTGCGGCGCGTAATCCGGCGTCAGGGTGATCCAATCGCCGTCCACCCACTGATTGACGTGAACATGGTGCGTGCGCGCTTCGAAGTGACGATAGTGGTGCTCAAAATCTTCCTGGCTGGGGCGGTAATTGAAATGCTCTGCCCAGCTGTTGCAGTGATCCTTCAGGCGGTCGGCAACGATGATGCGCCAGTCATACCCTTCAACGTGCCCGAAGTCGTTTGATTCAAAAGAATCTTTATGCCCTGGCTCTGAAGGCTGGGTTTGTGTTCTTTCGGCAGCAGGCTGCGCCGCCTCAATCGCCTCGCTGGCTTTTTGCGCCCACGCTTCAATAGCTTCAGGGGAGGCAGATTCAGCAGCAATAACTGAGCGCAATACCTCAGGCTTAACGCCGATCAGCTTCGCAATGTCCGCTTCGCTCTTAAGGCGGCAGTCGATAGGCTGCTGCTCCTGCTGCTCTTCCTGCGGGGCGTAAGCGAGTGGGGTAACTTCGATACGGGCACTGGCCTCCAGTGTGAGCTTAACCTGCTGCTCCACCAGCTTCGCCAGCCAGCCGCAGCCGCGCCACTCATCAGCTTCGATCAGGCGAATGGCAGCGGCCTGGGCAGCTTCGTTAAATTTATCGGCAAATGGCATAATCCTTTCCTCAGTAGTAGTCAGTCATGGCGAACAGAGCCGCCGTCAGTAATGCGCCCATAAGCAGGCCAGCAATGAACCAGCCCAGGTCGCGTAAAAGAAGCCGTTCGGAGTTAGCCATTCCGTTCAGGAAGAAGCCGCACAGACCGGCAACGATAATCATCAGGCACTGGATGAAAACTTCAGCTGATATGCTCACTCTATCCCCAGCTCCTGGCGCGTCAGCTCCAGCAGTTCCTGCTCAGTGCCGAACTGCTCGATAAAGGCGCGCTTTGCCATGTGAATGCTGGCGGTGCGCGGATGATCGGTGCCGCGATGGTGCGCTGGGCACAGCGGAATAGCCTGCTGATGGTCAGAGCGCTGGCCCCGGCCCTGCCCGTCACGGATGTGATGAGCTTCAGAGGGCGTACCGGGCGTGCCCTGCACGATGCAGGCAATGCAGCCGATGGAGCTGATAGCTGACAGCCATGCGTTATCTGCTTTGGTGCGATGTTTAGTTGCCATGTTTCCCCCGGAGAGCCTGGCGGTAGTCTTCAAACTGTTTGGTGATAGCAGCGCGCTCGTCTGCATCGCGCTGATCTGACTTCCCGCAGCGGTAAGCGAGAAAGCCGATAAAGATCCCGAATACGGTCAGTATTCCCATCAGCTCATCAATGGTCAGGTACATAAACCCCCCCTCAGCGGTAGTGTTTCTGCTTCAGCTCAAAGACTTCCTGGCATGGTGCGCAGCGCTGGGTGCCTTTCGCAGCCTGGCGGCGCAGCTCAGGAATTTTCGCATCGCAGTCGATGCAGTGTGTTGCTGACTCAGCAGAACGGCGGGCCTTAATGGCGGCAATGCCGTCTTCGATCGCGCTGTCTGTGCGCGCCTGCGCCAGCTCGTAGTGTTTCTCGTCCATCACTTCACCTTGCTATGGTCAGGCAGCGTGCTCAGGGCTGCGTCGATTTTGGTTTTCGCCATTTCCAGCGCTTTGCGTGCGTCCTGGTTACTGGTAGGCATTGCCGTGTCTGTCGGGATCCCCACGCAGTAGTGGAGCCACAGCAGGCGCTTCACCGTTGCCGGGATTTCGTTGCGCCCGATTTCGTAAGCGCAACCGCGTGCTATCGAAACGCAAACAGCTCCCCAGAAAACCCGCTGGCTCATTCCCAGCGATTCACGCAGGGCGCGCACGCTTTCGGCACTGAAATCGCTTTCTTTTTTGATCTTCATCCTTTCCACACCGTTGTTGTTTGATGGGTTAATGTTTGCATAACGCAAACATAAAATCAAGAAAGGCAATTGCATTTTGCAAACAGCCGATCCATAACAATCCGATTTTGCGCAGGAGGCGGCAAAAAATGCCAGTAAACAAACGCTTTTTCGATGACCTGATGAAAGACAGACGCCTGTCGCTACGGTCGATCGCCCGGCAGATGGATATTCTGCCCTCTCAGCTTTCACTTACCCTGAACGGCAAACGCCGCATGCAGATAACAGAGGCGGTGCAGCTGGGTCAGATCCTGGGTGCGCCACTCTCTGAAGTGATGATAGCTGCTGGCATTGAAGAGGCCAGGCTCGACCGGCGGCGATGCAACGTTATCGGGCACCTTCAGGGAAACGGCCAGCTGGCGCTGCTGGATGATGGTGTGCGCGAGCGCGTGACGGTTCCCGATGGCCTGCCGGATAACGTGTTCGCTATTCAGGCCCGGACGATGGATTCCCCGTTCTCTTACATGGATGGCTGGCTCTACTACGGCAACAGCGAGAAGCAGGATCCGTCAGAGCTTATCGGCTGCTTCTGCCTGGTGAAGCTGGAAGACGGCGCGCAGGTAGTTGGCACGCTGCGGCGCGGGTATAACACCGGCACATTCAACGTACAGGCCGGGCCAATGAACCTCACCAGCCAGCGCATTGAGTGGGCCTCAAAGATACTGATGGCAATTTTCTGAGTATTAAAACGCAAATTATTTCTCAATATTGTTTGCGTTATGCAAATACCCGTGTTTATAATCACTACGTCTTCACGAAATACTTTTCATAACTAACAGCGGGCGAAAGGCCGCACTGAGGATTTATGTCTATCAACGATCAGCGCCTGGCGGCAGACATTGCAGCCTGCCAGAGCGTCCCTGACCTTCAGCAGCAGCTGCACGACCGCGATCTGGCGATTGAGACGCTGGCAGCTGAGAGCGCAGCTAAATCTCGCTGCCTGGGTTTCTTCGCTTCCGTTATCAAATCTGGTGAGCCATGGACGGATACCTGCCAGAAAGAGTACGAAGCCGCGACTGCATCCCCGGCAAATGCTGCCTTCATCCGACAGGTGCGCGCTGAAGGCATGGAGCTGGCAGCGAAAGAAGCTGACAAGTGGATCGGGCTTGATTTGCTGGCGCGCGAGCTGCGCAAGAAAGCTGAGGCCCTTCGCTCTGGCGAAACGTCTTAATCACTCAAGAGGAAAGGAACATGGAAAAGTGGGCAAAACTGTTTGAATCAAACGGTTTTCAGGTTCTCGTCACCAAAGAGTATGACGAGGATGACGACTTCCCGAAAGTCAGCTTTGCGGTGCGCATCGATGGCGCTGAGCTTTCTTTAGGGCCAGTATTCAAAGGCGATAACGGCGAAGAGCAGCGCGACAAAATGTTTGAAGGCGTTGACCAGGAAACGGTTGACGGATTTACGCAGCCGCTCATCGGGTGCAAAACCACGCTGGAAGCCGTTAAGCGCTTCAAATAACCCCACCAAGAGGAAAGGAGCATGCTTAAAAAGCTGCTGTCGCGACTGTTTGGCAAGGGCCAGCAGCGCATTGAGGCTGAAGAAGCCTACGAAGAAGAGTTTGGACGCCCTGCGCCTCGCTCATTCTCTACCTGCTACCTGCGCAAGATGGTGGCGCAACAGCGGGAGCCTATGGCGGCTCGCCGCTCCGGCACCGCGCGCCGGGTAAACAGTGGTCACGGCGTGCGGTCAGCCCAGGAAGACCTGAGCAATCCATTGCACCCGCTACACCCGCTTAATCCTGTAAATATGCAGGCGTTTTCCAACAGCCGTTCGCACCCAAGTTGCGACAGCGACTCTCGCCACCACGGCGGGCACGACAGCCATCACAGCAGCAGCTCTTATGACAGCGGCAGCAGTGATAGCGGATCCAGCAGCTCAAGCTGCGATTAAGGGGGCGGCATGTGTCAGGAACTGATTCTGAAATACAGCAGCGCGGATCCTGAACAGCTGCTGGGTGTCCTGCCGGTAGAAGAGGTGGTTTCGTTAATCAAAGACAGGATGCGCCCTGAGGTAGAGTCCGAAGTGCGCGGTGAGTACCAGTCGCAGATTGATGACCTGGAGCATGAGCTGCTGGAAGAAGGCGACTGGCGCTCTGATGCTGAAAGCTGGGAGTGCGACGCCATCGGACTCTACCGCGCCATCGAGGAGGCAATCAAGCTGCCGTGGTCGCAGGCAATCCCACTGCTGCAAAAGGCGATGGAAGACCACGGCAAAGACATCGACTGAGGAAAGGAAATGCTGAAATACAAAGATCTGCCCAAACACAACGGCCCGGCCAAAATTGGCGCGCTGCGCATCGATCGCATTCAGGTAGATAACGTGGAATGCACGTTCATGCCGCGTGATGTCAGCTTCCGACCGTTCCGCCGGTCACTGGTCTGGACGCAGCAGCACCGCGCTCATGCTGGTGGCTATCTGGTGATGCTGGAGGATGGAACAGAGACGTTCCTGGCAGCAGAGGTGTTCAATACGATCTTTGGTGAAAAGGTCGGTTACTGACGTGAAAACTGAGTCGGGAAGGTCAGCCGTGTGGCAGCACGCCGAAGAGGCCGGGCTGCAAGACGACATAAAGCGCATCGCGGCGATTTTCCCGATTGACGATATAGCGATCCATACACCGGGGAAGCTGACCTGGCTGAAGGAAAAGCCCGTCAAATATCATCGCATCCGGCCATTTGAGAGCGACGTGCGGATTGATGTCGCCACCGGACAACTGCTGAGGAAAGAGAAGTGAAGCGAGTAGGGTTCTACCGGCGCACCGGCAAAGAAGGCCCGCATCACGGTATTAAAGAGCGTGTTGTGTGGCAGCTGTCGAAGCGGCCAATGACGCCTACTGAACTGGCCGAAATTCTGGGCGTGGAACGGTGGCGGATACTCGATAACCTGACAGCCATGCTGAAAGATGAGGGTGTGGCTCAGGTAGTGAAGGGTGAAGAGGTGGCGCGCGGCACGAAAAAGCCGGAGCACCTGTATCACTTCAAAGGGCTGGGTAGCCGTATCTTCCCGAAGTGCGGCAAATCGATCTTGGTAAGCTCAAAGTCGGCGGCAAATGCCACCAGCGAAACACGCATTGCCAATATCGAGAAAGCAAAGCGACGGGCACGGCTCATAGCCGCTGGCCTGTATGTCGATGAAATGGGCTGATGCCCACCAACAAAGAGAGGATTTATGAATCATGTAACACTGGTGATTGAGCTGCCGGAAGGCGCTAAACCTGAAGTGAAGCCGTTTATGGAAGTGCTGGGCGGCAAAGTCACAGCAGTAGCCTGGAACAATGCCCTGGCGAAGCTGGATGAGCTTGAGCGGGAAGAAGAAAGCACACCGGGATGTGGCACCGGCACCGGCACCGGCAGCGTTACACCCACTGATTTCAAATACGCGAAAATGCAAACCGTCCACCAGCTGCTTACCGAAAGCGTAGATATCCGCGTCAAGACACCAGAAGAAGCTGAGCAACTGGCGCGCCTGGTGGATGCAGCATACGGGGCGATCGACTCAAAGCCCACTGTCGCCATCGAGGTTTCTGATGATGTGCATGAGCTGATTCGCGAAATGGAGGATGCTGCTAAAAATTGCCCAAGCTCTTTTGCCGTAGGCGATTTTGAGGCTGAGGGAAAATACAGCCGCCATCTGTTCGCTACTGCGCCTGATAAAATCCTAAGGGTTCTTGCGGCACTTCGCTCAGGGTCTGATTCCATCTAAACCCCTTCACGATCTGTTTCGTTCATGATAGGCCTGTTTCGATTTTGCAAACAGGAGACAGACAGGGATGTCAAAGAAGCGGTATCTCACCCAGGAAGAGGTTGTTGAGCGTTACAGGGGGCTGATTTCGATAGGCACGCTTTGCAACTGGAGAAGCGCCAGGAAAGGCCCTGCTTATGTCCGCGCGGGTAAAGCCGTTCTCTACGATGAGGCTGCTCTGGATGCGTGGGACGACCGTAACACTGTTAAGTGCGCCGCTGTGCGCGAATGAGGAAGGGTTATGAGCAATGCACCAAAGTTACAGCTGGGTTTCTCGCCGCTGACTAAAACAATCCAGCTGGCGAAAATGAAAGATATTGGCCCAGGGCAGCGCCAGCGTGTCGGCAATGACCGTGGTCGCGACGTGACCGACGAAGCCGCCCAGCTTGTCTGGCAGTTGGTTATGGCTGAAGGTGGTGAGGTCGCCTGGCAGCTGGAAGATGGTAGCCGTATGGTTCTGAAGGCCGAAAAGGTCGAGAAAGATGGCGACCAAAGCTGATTTACAGGCCCGCTGTGACCAGCTGGAAAAGGAAGTCGCAGAGCTGCGCCGCAACCTGGCGCGCATGGAACGGGAGCTGGAAGGCAGGCTTCTGCCGGAAGAGCTGGCACCGGACGGAATGAGCAACAGCGTCAAAAAGTGGATGCTGGAATACAAACTACCGTGGGAAATTTTTTGGTGCGCCGATCATCACCAGTGGGTGGATGAGCTGGGCAGCAGCTTCCCATACGACATTTACGCAGAATGCCCTGCATGCCGGGGCGAATGAGGAAAGGATATGTCTACCGATAACCAAAAGCTAATCAGCTTCATCGAGGGGCGCTTGCGTAATGACGCGATGTTTCTGCCCGTTGGCGAATACAACAAATACCAGCGTATGGCTCAGGAAGTCGCGCTGGCAGCTCTTAAAGCCGCTGATGGCGGTCTTACG